CGCCCCGCGCAGGCAGGACTTGGCGGACGCCTTGGCAGTTGCGGGACCTTGCGTCTGGTTGAGCCGACCTGCGGCGGCGTGCACCCCGTTGCGGTTCAGCGCGCCACCCGGCTCCTTGATCGGCAACTTGTGGTCGGACTTGCTCATGGTGTCCGCGAGGTGCATGCAGCACGCCGACTTCCACTGCGCCTCGGAGTAGTCGGCGGCGGTGAAGTTCGACCACGGCTTGTCCGAGACGAACACCTCCGCGAACGGCGGGGTCTCCTCCTGCTCCTGGTTGCAGTCCGGGTCGTCCGGGTCGCAGTCGGGCATGTCGGCAGGCGCGTCACCACTGGGCGCGGTGCCCTCGTCGTCGGCCCAGGTCCCGAGCGCGATGAACGCCTCCTGGAACGCGGGGATCGGGACCATCGCGGCGGACGCGATCCGGGCCGAGGTGAACGTGACCTGGCTGGTGTCCTCGTCGAAGTCCATCTCGGCGTCGTCCGCGTCGACGCTGACCCCGAACCGGCCGAAGTCCATCACCAGCCCGATCGCCTCGTCGGCCTCCGGGGTGGACAGGAAGGTGCCCGAGCCGCGCATCATCCCGTCGACCCGCTCGATGGCGTCGATCCGGCCGACCACCACCGACCCGCCGTGCCCGTCCTGGGATTCCTTCTGCCAGGTCAGCGGGACCGGCAGGTCGCGGAAGCGCAGCGAGTCGGGGGCGAACATCCGCCCGTCGCCGGACCGCACCCCCTCGGGCGCCAGCACGCCGTGCCAGGGGATCGGCGTGGTGGGCGTCGTGATCGCGGGGCGCTGCTCGGTGTCGGCTGCTGCCGTCATGGCATCTCCTACCGGGTACTCGGTCCTGGTGTCACCGTCCCAGACGGCGAGCCTGTCGAACAGGATGGATTCCACATCGGTCGACTCGGCGGGGGAATCCTCGCCGTAGCCGATGGTGACGTGAGGCACGAAGTGCGGGTGCGTCTGGTCGGCCATCTCGAACGCCTGGCCGACCTCGGAGTCGTCGAGCAGCACGTCGTGGATGGACTGCACCATCGCCGACTCGACGAACCAGACCTTGGCACCCTCCGCGCCGAGGCTGCCCTGGCCGGACACCGTGGCGGAGAACGGCTCGCCGACCATGTCGGCCACGTCGGCGACGGCCGCCCCGATCTTCCCCCGGTCAGCGACACAGTCTTGACCGAGCCAGATCAAGGTCAGGTGCTTGTCCTCGTCACCGATGGAGTGCACCGGGTCGCCCTTCGCGGGCAGCGCGACGAGCACCGTCGAGTGGTGCTGCTCCCCGTCGGCCGCCAGGCTCGCCGCCTCGCTGCCGAGCACCGGGGCGAGCGTGCACCGGCAGTTGATCCACAGCGCGATCGGCGCGGCCGGGTCGCCCGGGTAGGCCATCGCCACACCGCCCACCTGGAACGGGGTGCCGGGCGGGCGCTGCTGCCCCTCGGCGTCCTTGTGCGCGGGGCGCACCGAGTCGTCGTGCATGGTGACCCACTCCATGACGAGGAACTCCTCGTCGGTGGCGGCTGCCGCCTGGGTGGCGCCGTTGAGGATCGCGGTCGAGAGCCAGGTGCTGATCCGGTCCACCGTGTTCGAGTCCGGGCTCTCCGTCTTGTCCAGCGCGGTGCGGACCTGGGAGACGAAGTCCCGCGCCGACGGGTCGGGCTGGCCCTTGCCGCCCTCCTTGTGGAACACCGACAGGTAGGACCGGGCCACCTCGCGCAGCAGGTCGTCGTACCAGCCCTGCGCCGGGTAGGCGTCCACGGCCTGGGAGACGTGCGGGTAGAGCGACTGCTCCATGTCCGTCTGGTCGCCGCGCCGCTTGGCGGCGAACTCGGCCAGCGACAGCACGATCATGTCGGCACCTCCGCGAGTTGCAGCCAGTCGTCGAGGCGGCCCCGCTGATGCGGGGACTGCTCGGCCAGCAGGGCCATGCAGTAGGAGTTCAGCACCGGCACCACGACGGCGGAGTCGGCGATCCCGTCGAGCACCTGCGGGGCGCAGGACCAGGCGTCCTCCAGCAGCCGCTCGGCGGTGCCGTTGGCCTTGACGTAGACGTGCGTCTCGTAGGCCGGGACACCGGGCGGCTTCGCCGATGTCTGGCGCAGCCGGTTCCCGGCCCGCTCCAAGGCCCGGAACACCAGCGCCTCGGACGCGGCGAGCAGGGCGCTGGCCGCCGGGGCCTGCTCCTCGTCGGGGGTGCGCGGCCGGGTCGGGTGGTCCTCCAGTGAGGGCACCGGCTGGGACTGGCGGGGGATGGCGTCGGTGAGGATCGGGCCCAGGTCCACCCCGAGCGCGCCGAGCGCGGCCTGCACCTGCTCGGGGGTGGCCGAGCCGGAGGCGATCTTCACCAGCAGCCACCGCTTGAACTCGGCCTCGGCCGGGAGGTCGTCGACGTCGAAGCCGTTCTCCCGCAGCAGGGCGCCGATCGAGAGCAGGCCCCGGTCGTACAACTCGAACGCTTCCTTGGACCGGTCGGGGCGCAGCCGCAGCCGGGACGTGTCGTAGACGATGAAGTCGGTGGCGCCGTCGTCCAGGCCGGGCCGCAGGTAGCCCATCGTCAGGGCGTTGACGATGACGTCGAGCATCGGCTCAATGTGCATCTTGACGGTGGCTTCCTCGATCTGCCACGCGCCCCAGTGCGAGACACCGGCCCGGGCACCACTGGTGCCGGAGCCGCCGTGCGAGGCCATCCCGAGGATCTGCTCGGGTGGCAGGTCCATGCCGAGGGCGAACCGGCGGATCGCCTCGGTGCGCAGTTCGAGCGCGGCGGCGTCCAGTTCGGACCAGAACGTCAGCAGCCGGGGCTTGTCGATCGCGTCGTCGGGCGCGGTCACCACGATGGGGACCATCGCGGCCGGGTAGGTCGGGTCCTGCAACGGCGTCATCATGGCGTCGGCCAGGGTGAGCATGAAGGCGTCGGCGTCGTTGACCGTCTCGCGCGCCACCCCGTTGACGTCCGGTGGCGGCGGGAACGTCATGCCCTGCGGGAGCATCAGGATTCCGGCGCCCGCCAGCCGGGAGGAAATCTGGGCAAAGACGTGACGGGTGAGCCACTCGATCTCACCGAGGATCGGCAGCAGCGAGCGGAACGCGGAGTCGGCCTCGATGCGACGGGCCGGGTTCGGCAGCCAGATGCGGATGACCACGTCGTCGTCGCCGAGCACGACCGGGGCCAGGCCGTCGCCGTACTCGATGGACCACTGGGTGCCCTGGACCACCATCTCCAGCACGGACACGATCTCCCAGGTGTCCTGGCCCTCGACCTGGCGCCCGACCAGGTAGCACTCACCGGCGACGGTGAGGTGCAGCCCGATGGCTTCCAGCATCTGGGTCTGCCCGTCCTGGCCGCCGAACAGCGCGTCGAGCATGGCCGACGCCGGGCCCTTGGGGGTGGCGACCGGGCCGGTGTCGGACGGGGTGGCGGAGGACAGCACGGCCCGGGAGCAGGCGTTGCCGAAGAACTTGGCGCCGAAGCGCGCCTCCCCGCAGATGGCGTAGTGCCGGTAGCACTCGCGCTGCCAGTCCTGACGGGGCTGGTAGATGCGGGCGGCCTTGCCGGGGTAGCGGGTGGACGAGGCGACGAGTGCGGTGGTGGGGATGACCGGTGCGGCTGCCCTGCGTCGTGGCATCTCTACTCCTCGGGAGGCTCGTCATAGGCCACGGTGATCGCAGCAACGTAGGACGCGGCCCACCAGCCGTTGATGACCCACCAGGTCCAGTGAAGCCCTGACAGGTAGGCCCACGCCAGCATCCCGGCTGACAGGTACGGTGCCAGGCAGAACGGACAGCGCGCCAGCGGCGCCCACTTCCCGTCCGGTCCGACCCATCTCAGGTACTTTGTCCGCGCCCACGTCATGGGTGGGAAGTCGTCGTAGGTGAGCAGCCTGGCGGTACGGGCCACCGAGAGCACCCCGACCACCACGGCGACCACGGCCTGCCAGTGCCCGACGCCGTCGAAGTGGTCCATCAGGCCCTCTCGTTTAGTGACTAAACAGCGCGCAGGTGACGGGGGGTCGGCACCTCACGGTTGCGCAGCAGGTCGTTCGGGTTGGACACGTTGGCAGGCATGGATCGCTGTGCGAGTTCGGTGGCGGCGTGGACCAGTGCGTCCATCCGGTTCGGTGAGTCTCCCTCACCTGGCACCCAGGAGGTCTGCTCGTCCTCCAGGGCGGACAGGTCGCCGCGCTTGCCGACGTGGAACACCCGGTGCTTCTCGTACAGTGCCACGATCGGCTCGGCCCGGATGGCCTTCCCGCGCCGGGAGTTCACCAGCAGGATGCGGGCACCGACGTAGCCCACCGACTCCAGGGTGTGCTTGACCATCTCGCCGCCGTAGTTCTTCTCGGCGCAGATGGCGTCGGCGGAGAAGTCCAGGTACTCACTGTTGGCCCGGCCCGCCCAGCCCGCCGGGGTCAGCCGGTCCGAGCGGTCGGCCAGGACGTAGAGGTTCTTGTCGACGCCGATCCCGACGGTGACGATGCCGGTCTCGTCGTTGGACGGCTTGTGTCCACCGGCCGGGTCGACCCCGACCACGATGCGGGTCAACTGTGGTGCCTCGTCGACCCACTGGAACATGTCCCAGGACCACAACGCCCCCTCGACATCTTCGAGCACCTCGCCGTGCAGTTCCTGACGGCCCAGCCGGGTGCCCTCGTAGCGGTTGAGCACGGTGCGCTTGAAGGTGTCGGCCAGGTTCGCCAGGTTCTCGTAGGTCGACACCCGGTGGGTCACCGTGTCCGGCTCGCCGACCAGGGTCTTGAAGAACTTGGTCGGCTTCGGGGTGGAGGTGGCGACCACCTTGGGGTTGGTCCCCATCCGCAGCCCGAACAGCACGTTGTCCCACACGGCCTGCCCGAGCGGGTAGTGGGCGGGCTCGTCGGCCCAGGCGAAGCCGAACTGCGGGCCACGCAGCCGGTCGGGCTCCTCGGCGGAGAAGCCGTGCGCGATGCAGCCGTTGGGCCAGGTCAGTTTCTTCTTCGACGGCTCCCACTCGGGGCGCTTGCCGGGCGGGGAGCAGGCCAGGATGCCGGACACGCCCTCGACCATCGTGTCGCGCAGGTCGGGCCCGGTGGCCGCGACGAGCGCGATGCGTGAGGTGCGCCGGGTGACCCGGTGGGTGACCTCGGCGCCGGTGCGGGTCTTGCCGGAGCCACGCCCGCCGGACAGCAGCCAGGTCAGCCAGTCACCCGACCAGAGGGGCGGTCGCTGGTCGGGCCTGGCGTGCTCCCACGTCCAGTCGGTGTGCGGGTGCCCGTCGCAGCCGGGGTTGGGGCAGTAGAACGGCTTCCAGCCGGAGTCCTCGAACTCCCTCAGGAGAGCGAGGGCTCGGGCCTGCGCCTCGGGCTTCCAGTTCCGGTAGTCCTCCAGACCTGGCAGGTCACCAGGTGGGCGGTCAGGCACGAGTTGCACCACCAAGCACGGTGCAGGTGGGTCGCGTGTGCCCCGGTGCGCAGCCAGCGGCCACAGCCACCGGCGCACCAGGTCGAGGACCGGACCTTCGCCATGACCACATGGTACCCACCTGCCCCACGATCCTCACCTCACCTCCTCGATGGTGTTGGCCGGGCCGATCATCACGACGTCGTGCAGGTGCGCGGAGTTGCTGCGCGGGGTGGGCAGGTCGGCGAGCAGGGTGTCCAGGTCCAGGCCGAGGTCGCGGGCCAGCGCCTCGCACACCGCGCGCTGGCAGTACACGGTGGCCGACACGACGCCGGTCGCCCGGCAGGCCCGGTAGATCATGGCGGGCATCCAGGAGCCGGTGGTGAACTGGATCTTGGCCCGGTCGTACCCGGCGAGGCGGAATGGCATAACTCGTCACACCCCCTGTATCATTGGGCATGACCAGAGGCCCCGTCCCGCGCCCAATCGCTGACCGTCTCGCCGACCATGCCGAGTGGC